TTTACCCTCCCAACATTTACATAAATTATCTTTTCTAATTATTTCAAAAAAATATGCTGATATTTCGTTTATACAAACACTGTCTAGAAGAGTTTCTTCTGCATACTTGCAGTTATCGCATTGCTTACACATTTTTTCATCCTCCCAGTTTATTTAATAAATTAATAATCTCTTGCTGATACTTTACAAGCCATTTGTTTTTATCTATGTCATATTCCTTTTGATTTTGCCACAGTGAATCTTTATTAAACTCAGGCCTCATAACATAACCAATTCTAATTTTGTAAAGTCTTAGTCCGGAGCACCTGAAGCCATGAAGTATGTATGCCAGGTCTTGATTCATGTCATAAGCACGTTTTAAAAACCAATCCCATTCTACATTGTCATCTTTTAAGTCTGGTCTTGGATCATCCATTACATCGCCCCCTTATTGCCTGCAGTCAGGACAATCATCATAATTATCACCATGCGTACAAATATCATTGTCATACAAATCTTCAATCTTGATATAAATGCCTGGCTTGTCTGCCCAATACTTTTCTATAACTTCAGATGCTACTAAACTATCATCAGTCCAGAATTTTAAGTCAGTCATTATATCCTTGAGCATCTTGACCAAATTATCTGTATCGGGTTTAGTTGTTTTATAAATACCGTTTTTATGTTTACCTGTTATAGGGAAACACCACCAGGTAGTTAGTCTTATTGCTGCAGTATATTTTGTCTCAGGTACATGTTTTCCCAAATGTGCCATCAACTTAGAGCGTACTGCTTTAAGTTCTGCAGGTTCATAAAATACTGGTTTGCCTTTTACGATTCTGACTTGTTTCTCCTGATGAGTTCTAGTTGGAGGTATCATCGGCATAAAGAATTCAGTTCTCATATTTCCTCCTATTTATTATTTGTAATTTATTTCCATTTACTATTTTTTGGAGAATTTTTTTTTAGTCATTGGATAGGGGAAGGAAGGAGGGTGGGCAGCGCTTAAGCCCACCTTTCTTTCCCCCATGACCGTCAGGGAAGGGAAATGTTATATATATATATATATAGTATTTTCTTCCCTAGGGAAATTCTCGGTTTTTATCGACTTTTTCCCTATGAGGGAAATTCTCGAAAATCTTCGACATTTTCTTTTTTGTAGGGAAAGTAATTTCTTCGACTTTTTCCCTGTGAGGGAAAGAAAAATTTCTCGACTTTTTCCCTGCTCTTATTTATCCTTTTTCCCTATTTTGCTTTCATCAATCCAAAAACCGCCATGCTCTTTTAATCTATTTCTTACAGTTTTATCCGTTACACCCATATACTCGGCCATAGATTGAATGGTAACTTTACCATCAATACCACATGCTTCAAATGCCGTTTCAATAGATTCTTTGCGCTCTTTTTTTGCTTCTTCAGGAGTTTTTTTCTTACTAAAACTCTTCTTCCATGGAGGTTGTTCACCTTCAGCATCCACAGTTCTTAAAGCTCCAATAGTATCTACGTGATGAATCGGATAATCGAACCACAGATTCACTGGCTTAAACTTAGGAAATTCTCTTAAGGTACCTTCTATTCTCCACGCTGATTGTTGTTCTACAGTCGTCTTTGCAACCTCTATATCTTTTTCCATAGCTCGATATGTTTCAATTTTCAATAGCTTTTTACTTATTTCTAACATGGCAACGCTTGAACACAAATCATCCCTTGAAACTTCTTCATCCCAATTATCAACATGCTTTTTTAACAACATTTCGCATACTCTACATATTGCATTATTCTCTGATTGTTTTAACATATCATCATCTAATTCTAATTCTATAAGGTCCAGTAATGCATCTGGATCACGAGCAAATACTCCTGAGCCTGAAGCTCTGTCCATACTTTTTTTATTACCCTGTCCACCTTTTGAATGATGGTGACAATAAATAACTGCAGCTCCTAACTCAGTACATACTTTGTCAAATTGATTACAAAATGTAGCCATTTGGTCAGCACTGTTTTCATCACCGGTTATTACCTTATAGATTGGATCTATTATAATAGCTATATAGTTCTTCTTCTGTGCCCTCCTAATTAGCTTAGGAGCAAGCTTGTCCATCGGTACTGACTTCCCTCTTAGGTTCCAAATATCGATGTTCTGGAGGTTGTTAGGCTCCCATGAAAGAGCGTTATATACATCTTTAAATCTATGTAGACAACTAGCACGGTCCAATTCTAAATTTACATATAATATCTTTCCTTTGGTACAATTCCATTGAAGCCACTTCTTCCCCTCAGCAATAGCACAGCATAATTCTATTAAAGAAAATGATTTACCAGCTTTCGATGGACCTGCTAAAAGCATCTTATGTCCTTGTCTAAGTACTCCGTCAATTAGTGATGGTGCTAAGTCTGGTAGATTGTCCCAAACACTCTCCATACTTTCTGGATCAGGCAAATCATCGTTGATTGATTCAATCCATTCCTGCCATTCCTTCCAGGACTCTTTACCAATATTTGTGTCAGCAAGAAATTGTTTATTTCCTTTTCTCATAATGCCAGGCATCCGTGAAAGTCTGCTTGGATTTCGATTTTGATTATCTACTTTTAAACCGTTTTTCTTGCATATGGTATATAAATAATCAACACGTTTTCTATACTCTTCATAGTTGCCTGCATCAATTCGAACGATGGCATGAAGGCTTTTACCTCCACTATGTACCAGGCACGCAATCGGCAATTCAAGTTCTCTGTAAATAGCATTTTGTTGGTCTACAGGCATGTCATCAGATTCAACAAGTGCATACCTAAAATCTGTAACATTATCATTTTTAACACCTTTGCCATCTAATGGATTGAACCTTATCCATGCTCCAGCTTCTTCTTTATAGTCACCCATTACGGAGCCTATGTCACCCTTACATTTATTTAGTAATTGAATTAGTTCACCTGCAGTCCGGTCCCATGCCCCTTTAGTTGGGAGATACTTGCCATCCTTATCCCAACTATCTGTTACATAACCTACATTTTCCGATGCTTCAAAGAGTACTTCAAGATATTTTACAAGTTGGCCAACTGGATCCCAATCATTCGGCTCCTCAATGTCCTTACCTTCAATCCAATTTCTATCAACAATTACTAATTCGTCTTTGGCTCCTATAATATCATTCCATTCTAATGCTTTACTTTCTTTATCATTTGTAAATTGTTTAGGTAACCATCCCTGGTCTTTAGCCATCTGGACAATAGTGCCGGCTGTAACCGGCTTACTATTGCCACGGAAGCTGTCCCATTTCTTGAAACATTCACCAGGATTATATCGCCTTGAATCACTACTACTCCATATATTCCAATCGGATGCTGTATGTCCACTTTCTTTTAGTGCCATACCGACAGAACACCACTCTTGATAATCAAGGATAGAAGGATCTATATATTCTAAAACTTCAATTAAGTTATATTTGTTGTCTACCATTCTAATACCTCGTTAGGTTTATATTCTGGCTTATATTCATTAGGTTTTATATCTCTAGGTATTTTCCATCCATTAGATGCAATTCTATCAATTAAATTTTTTGCTCCATCGAATTGCCATGTACCAACATGATCAAATCCTCTGCTTTCTAAAAATCTAATTTGTTTAGGAGTAGTCAACCCTTCACAGCGTCTTTTATCAAGTCTTTCAAGTAATTTTGTAGCCTTGCCTGCATTATCAATATCATCAGGGAGTATTCCCATTTTTTCAAGAACTGAAATCTGCTTGGATGAAGGTGGTCCCATTTCCCAGCCAAATGCCGGAACATAACTTGCTAGATCATCCGCCTGAATACTCATTTCAAATTGCAGAGGATCAACAAGCTTACGTTTGCGGTTTTTCATTTCCTTAAGTAAATTAGCTAAGGCCTCTTCTCTTTGAGAAACTACATCATCAGTTGCTTGTTTTTCAGCGGCTTCTATGTCAACAGGACAGCCTGCAGTTTCTATATTTTCTGTCATCTTATTTGCTACTTCTTCATTTTCACAAATTAAGTTTGCCGGATGACATAGTTCGTGACGTTCTGTATGCCACAAGAAATCTAATAATAATAAATGGTCTTTCCCTGGTAATATCCTTGTCCCACGACCTACCATTTGGCTGTATAAGCTTCGTATTTTAGTTGGTCTTAGAACTACTATACAATCTACAGATGGACAGTCCCAACCCTCAGTAAGCAACATACTGTTACATAATACATTGTATTTGCCTGCGTCAAAATCTGCCAATACTTCTGCTCTGTCTTTGCTATCACCATTTACCTCTGCAGCCCTAAAACCTTTAGATTGTAAAATATCTCTAAATTTCTTACTCGTCTTTACAAGAGGTAAAAATACTACTGATTTTCTATCCATGCAGCACTTTACCATTTCATCAGCAATCTGATATAAGTAAGGATCTAATACTGTTCCTAAATCGCTTGTCTTAAAGTCTCCTGCTTGCTGTCCTACACCTGTTAAATCCAATTTCAAAGGGATAGTTAATGCTTTAATAGGACTTAAAAAGCCATCTTTTATTGCTTTAGGTAAAGAATATTCATATGCCAGACTTTCAAAATATGTACCTAAATTTTTCATGTCTCCGCGATCCGGAGTAGCGGTTACCCCTAAGACTTTAGCCTGGTCAAAATAACCTAAAACTTTTTGATAACCATCACTTATGCAATGATGCGCTTCATCCACAATTATTGAATCAAAATAATTTTTGTTAAACTGATTGAGCCTTTTTTCTCTCATTAATGATTGAACAGACCCAACCACTACTCTAAACCAACTATCAAGACAACTATCTTCGGCTTTCTCTACTGCACATCCAAGGCCTGTGGATTTACTTAATTTATCTGCAGCTTGGTTAAGGAGTTCTCCTCGGTGAGCTAGGATTAAAACCCGCTCACCGTTTCGAACACAATCTTCAGCAACTTTTGCAAACACAATTGTTTTGCCCGTGCCAGTTGGAAGTACTAATAAAGTCTTTTTATTACCCTTAACCCACTCAGCTTCAACTGCATCTTTTGCTGCTTGCTGGTAAGGTCTAAGCTGCATAGTTAGAACCTCCCGGCCTGAAAGCTTACATTATTATTTTCATCAGGTTCATAGAATTTCTTTATTTCATTACCTTCATAATCTTTACCTTCATATGTCCACTTCTTTATTGCTACTTTTGCTCTTCCTCTTGAACCAACAACAGCATTCCAATTCATACTAACTTTTTCACCTTTTTTACGCTGTCCTATTGCAGTGAAGAATGCACATAGCATACCTTCAGTTTTACTATGTAGGAATAAATTATGTTTAATGTTAGATATTCCTTCAGGACCTTCTATTTTAATAGATACTATTGCTTTATTACATGGTGGTAGCTTATCACTTCCTGGATGTCTTCCTCTTTCAAATTCTGTAACTTCAAAATCATAATCACCTGCTGGAAGTAATACGAACTCAGGACCATCTTTCTCTATTGGGTCATCCCAACCTATTTCTTTTTCAATATCATTCATGCTTTTTATTCTCCTTTTTGTTTTATGTTGTTAAAATGGTATTTCATCATCATCTATTACTGGTGTAAATATGTCATTTTCACTTCTAATTTCCAAAATTATATCATAAACTTGAGACCATGCTCCAACCAAAACACCATCAATAAATTTCGAATCATAATTTGTTATAGGTGTGCCAATAGGATAATATCCACGTTTTGTAACAGCTGCATATATCTCTTCCAAAGTTACATTATTAGCTTTCATTAAATCAGCCAAAGCCTTTGGTATGCCCTTTAAATCATCTTTAGATGTTTCAGGTGTATTTGCCTTAGGCATCTCCTTTAGCTTCTCTGCCGGCTTACTCTGTGTTACTGGTGGAACTACTGTAGGTTGAGCTGTAACAGTTGCTTGCTGTACTTCCTTAAGTACTGGTACCGCTTGACTAACCGGTGCTTGATTCTCAAATATATTAGCTATTTTGCTATAATCAAATGGTAGCTCATCAGGAAGATTATGTCTGTTCTTTGCATCCCACCAAGGTGTGTGATTCGTATACATTACCCTAGAACCACCTTGTGCTTTATTCTTTCCTTTAGTAGCTCCCTGATTATCTACATTGACTACATAAAGTTTGTAGTTGGCTAAGAGTAAAATATCTGCCCATTCCTTTAAAAGTGGCATAGTCTTCTTTTCAAGTTTAAGCTGCCAATGATCATATCCTCCAATCTCTTCAGGTTGTTCAATTTTTTTGATTTCAGCATGAGCTGTAATAACTACATTAATTCCTAATTCAATAATGTCCTGTAGCTGATTTAAAAATCTTCCAAATTCCTCTTCTAGATACACATAACCTTTACCATAGCCGAAATCTTCGATTCCTTTTACATTAGATTTTGAACAAATATGTTCAGAGCAAAGTCTTTCAGCCCAATCTGCTGTATCAACAACTAATGTTTTACAGATTTTAGGATTAGCCTTTACATAAGCTACCTGCTGAAGTACCATTGTCCATGATGATGGTTTAGGTAATCTAGCTACATCCATACTTACTGTGCTATCTTCTGTATCAATAAACAAAGGGTCTGGAAACTTAGATGCAAAAGTTGATTTTCCTATACCTTCAGGACCATAAATGACTACTTTCTGCGGTTTGCTTAATTTTCCTCTTGTTATTTCCATTTAAAATTCACCTGCTTTCCATGTTTGTATTTCTTCTTTTACTTCAATTTTCTCAGCTCCTGCAACATAACCATCTTCAATGATAATGCTGCATTCATCGCCTGTACTGACTCTAGTTGCTATTGCTTGAAGTCCCTCTGCTTCCAACCAATCTCCAAAATCTTTTAATGTTTCTAGATCCATTTGTTCTAGCTTATCCAGGAGGACAAAACCACAATTAGGATTAAGCTTTCTTACTATTGCAGTAGACACTTTAAGTTGATCACTTCCAGACATGTTGTCCCATTTAAATCCGTTATAAGTGAGTTCGCCATCCACTACTGATAA